TTGGTTATTTTTTATGGGGATATACCAATAGTCATCTACTATTCGAGAAAATAATTTTCACCAACAGCCTGAGGCTATTCCTATTACAACCGCTTGCGCTTGTTGATCTCTTGGTTGCGGCCAGGCTATTCATGACTCTGATGAGGAGAATGCCAACTCCAGGGAAACATCCATAAAAAGAGCATGTGAAACTGAGACTACTCTAGCCCTCCTTGTGGGGGCTTTTTTTTGGGGTTGATGCGGTTCGCTTGTTAAATATTGAGTCTTTTCTAGAATTTAAAGGTGCTTTGCTATGTCAGGTAAAGCCGTCGTTCAGAAATACCCGTGTGCTCAAGGACGAGCCATCCCTAGTTTTTCCTTTCCAGCTCTATCTGTCTTATACCAGCCAGATTATTGTTCCCCTTCTCAATCACGGCCAGCAGCGGCTTAATCCAGAGCACTGCCTGGCAGTATGTTATTGAGCTGGAGGCAGCGGTACCATCATCGGCTGCGTCAGGTCCGTGGGTATCGGCGTGCATTGCGCTGGAACGTAAACGGTGCGCGTATTTGAGCAACCCGCCAGCGATATCAGCAGGAACAGGCAGATCACAGGTTTTTTCACGGCGGAGAATCTCCCGGTATTTAATGACGGTTTCTTCGGTGCTGGTGTTGATAAGGGAGTTAAGCCTGTAGGTATGATCTGCAACCTTATTAAACCGATTGAAGTTGAATGCTTGGGTGGCGATTATCTGCTCCTGCAGAGCATTGTCACTGCGCAGAACCTCGATATCACTCTGTAGGCCGCTGGCGTCTGAGCAACTTTTAACGAGTGCGACTGACAGACCAGCAATAACAACTATCACGATTGTGAAAATATTAAATTTCACTGGTCTATCCCCCAGCACGCCAACGCACTTTCCTGATCTCGCCGTTCTACCTGACCGTAGCAGCCGTTCTTCTGGCCTTTAGTCAGGCGGCAGTCGCGGCCACCGTCTCTAATCCACCAGCGAATTGCCTCGCATGCCCCGAGGCGGTCACCGGCATTGATGCGCTTATAGAACGTGGACGGGAAGCACTTACCCGGCCCGATGTTGTACGGACAGAAAGATGCGATCCCAGCTTTCTGCGGTTCGGTAAGCGGTAACGAAATATTACGGTCAACCCATGCCAGAGCCTTATTGCGTTCGATAGCATTCACCTGATTGCATTTGGCCTGTGTTAATTTCATGCCCTGCACAACTGGTTTACCATCAACCATCGTTGCGCCGCGGCAAATAGTCCAGATACCACTGCCATCTTTGTACGCCGTAAGGCTGTTACCCTCTTTCTCATTCAGAAATTGATCGAGAATGACTGATGCAGGCGCTCCAGCAAGTACCAGCCCCAGAACTGCTGCACTCAACTTTGCTCTGGATCCCATCACTCACCTTCCTTTTGTAATGCCTCAACGACCACGCTTGCAGCCGCAGGACGCTCGTGAAGGGGTTTATCACCAACGCCTTTCAGATAGTCATTGACCATTTTTGTTCGCTTCTCATCCTCTCTACGCCTGCGGTTTGCATCCACCCGCCCGTTAATGTAGGAGGCAAGCGAGATAAGCAGACCAGCAGCGCCAAAGAACATGAACACCAGATCCTGAGTGGTAAACCCAATTGCTGACGCCAGAGCAGCTACCCACGCGAAGAACTGCGTGAAAATGTTCCCTGAATCATTCATTTTCATGGTCTCTCACCTCGCTAAATGCGGGTGCTGTTGCTAGAAATAAAAAAAGGCCGCCAAATGGCAGCCTTGTGAGGGTTGTAACCTGCTGGAGCTTCCTTCTTCAGAGGAATGCAATAAATTAAATAATCCTTAAGAAGAACTATTTAAAGCTTTAAAACAATTAACTATTCGCATAGTTTTTAGATGTTATCATTTGCGTTAAGTTAAAAACTTATCCTCAAAGGGATATAAGAAATACAAGCGGATAGCACTGGCATTATTAATGCGGAGAGGATTGATGTCGTTCTCCGCACTTTTTAGTGCCCACATCTTGTTACCAAATGTGCACCGGCCGCTACATTAGTGCCAGAAACATGACCAGACATTTCGTATCCCCTTATTGCGACCACCACTTTCAGAAAAGTTGAGTGTAGAAAAAAACCACTCAGCGAGCAGGCAACTAGACGTTAACAGCATGCACGCTGCCATTAATAGCATTGAGTAGCTCTAAAGGCATGAAGCGCAAATAATTCAGTGGAATATGTTTTAGTGGCTAACTGGTGGAGCAAGTGGGCCCGAGAGAACATCAGCTTCTCCGTTGTCACAGATGTCGTCACCCTGAGTCAAATGCCAGATACCTGTTATTGTCTGGCCCGTTTCAAGGTCATCGGTTATACCATTGGTGTAGTAGGCTACCTGAATCCTGCCGTTGTGCTGTATCCAATAGAAACCTTCTTCCATTTTTCCCTCCTGCATGGTTAGGGAAATGATAAGACACCTTAGGGATGGGTGGCTTTAGAAATTCTTAAATCGCAATTAAGCAACAGCCCTACGGTTTTAACCACAGGGCTTTAAACGAAGGCAATAACCCATCGTTGGAGCAAAATTACCACAGATTCGGGAAAAGTAAATAGCCCACGATAAAATAACGTCCTATTTTGTTATTTGCTTCAGCTGTGCATCAGCCCATGCTTCTTCGATATCAAACTTGGTGATGAGCTGATCGTAGAATGGTTTTACAGATTTCTTCCAGGTACTGAGGCTGATAGCATCTGTAATCTGACGCACCGCGGCGTATGCCTCGGTCGATGGTATTCGTTCAAATCCACGACCACTGCAGCGTTTGCAATCAGCCAGAACTGGAACGCCCTGCTGTTCTGTAAGAGCCTGATTAATGACTTTCCCGCGTCCATGACAGTCACTACAGGCGCAGCTGACAACCTTCTTTCCCTTGCATTCAGGGCACAGCACCCGGGCCGCTTCTCGCACCTGGCGTATGTTTTCGTATTGAGAAGGGATAACTTTTAGCCCCCAAGCGGTGGATTTTTTAATAACCTCTTTTGCGTGCCAAGAGGTGCTGGTCTTCATCGTAAAAATATCTGCGTCGATGAACCCCTGTCCGTCGCAACATACGCAATGCTTCACGCTGGCGGCGCTTCGGGAATAGTCTTCGAACGCGAAGGCGGCCAGCTGCTTAATCACCACTGGCTTAACCTTGGCATCCAGTTTACGAAGCGCAGCAACCCGATCGCACTTCGTCAGCGCGTACTGGGCCAGTAACTCAATCGCCCTCTCCCGGTCATTGTTGCTGATACCCATCTTCCCTAGAAAGGCGCTATAACCCAAGGCTGCCCGTTCCTGCGTCATGCCCATCGCAGCCATGATATCCGTTCCGGTTAATGAGTCTGACGCCGTAGCGCGCGGAGAGTCGTTAATCATTGTCGATTTGGCGAAGTGATATTTGAGGGTGTTTTCAAGATTCATGCGGTCTCCAGCTCGATAATGGTGAGTTCTAATTTCCCGCCCTTAACGACAGGCATTTTCACAACGCGATAATCCACAACCTGGCAGTCATCCAGCCAGAATCCCGCCTTGGTTAAAGCGTCGAATGCAGCCTTCTGCAGGTTATCCAGATCGCGGCGCCGGCGGTCGGGCATGTGACATTCAATTCGGATTTTGAGTGGTGCAGGCGTTCGGATATTTAGCCTGGCGCTTCGAATGACATTGGCCACCTCATAGCGATACGCGACGCCATCGGCGCTAATATGCGTGCGCCCGCGGTTGTGCCGGTAATACCGGTTATTGCTAGGCGGCCAGGGCAAAGTGATTTGATATGACTTCACGTTTACCCCCACATCCGGTTTCGCCAGCGGCTATCCGGGCGTGCTGGCGTATTTGAGGTAGGAAGAAATGCACTGACAGTCCAGGTCACGTAATCCGGGTTAAGGCTACGCTCGACTCGGACGCCACGCGCTTTGTAACGCTTAACCAGTTCGTCGGCCTGTTCGGTGCTGCAATCGGTATGTTGAAACCAGGTATATTTCATGTCCATCACCCCGCGAAGCCAAGCAGCTGCGCGGCGACATTTTCGGCCTCATCGCGACTGCGGAATGAACGCGACAGGACCCAGCGCCAAAGAACATCGAGCGCAGCTTTATAGAGCTGCTGAAACTCGAGTTCGTCCATGTTGGCGAATGAGATGCTGCGGGGATGTTTTTTGAGTGTACCGTCTGGTAGCTGAATGGCATCAAAGTGCCCTGCCTCGACGATCACCCATGAGCGGTATGCATCGAAGGATTTGCACAGGCTGATGCCATTCGTGACGCGCCGGTAAGCAACCTGCTCAAGATACTGCTCAGCAGCATCAATCAGCGCGCTCTCATTCCCGCCATACGAAGCCAGGAATTTTGCGTAGCCGGTGATCAGCTTCCGCTCATTACTCGATATAGTCCCGCCGATTGGTTCCCAGTATTCAAAACCGAGATTGAGGAGCGCGAAAAAGCGCCGGTGGAATGCCGGGTTTCGTACCCTCCTGAACTCGGCAACAAGAACATCGCCGAGCCAGGTTTTGGATTGCAGGATATCGCTGCTCTCGGGCGTAGCCGGGATCAGTATTCCTGAGTGGTGTTTGATAAGTTGTAATTCTAGCGCCATGGTTCTCTCCGTGGCGCATCAGGTATAGGGTGTTCAGGCCTATGAAAGAATAATATCAGACGGTGGTGTAACACGGTACCCCAGTCGTTTTGCAAATTGCATAAACCCATTAAGAGTGAAGATTTCTTCCTCTTCGAGTAACGGTCTTAATGAAACTATTCCATTTACTCGATAAACCAGATATCTCCCTTCCGCCGGGAAGCTATAGATAACTGCTTTATCGGCCCTTCTGACCACATCGTACCAATGATCATCTGCATTAAAGGCATCTGCACTACACACTATTTCCCCCAGAGCGACTTATTGACGCGGTAAACAGTAATCGGGAACAGCCAGGGGAACGCAAACAGCGATACTCTTCAAAA